GGCTCGGGGGCACGGCCCGCGCTCCCCCAGACCCGCCCGCCGCGGCGGGCCCCCCCCGCCCCCCGGCCCCCCAGCACCCTTTCAGCACCTGGAAGCCCCCGGCTGCGCGCTGGGGGTACCCTCTCAGGCGCTACATATCCCTATAAAACCCCCCTATAGCCCCCTACAGGCTCATACAGTAACCTATTGAAATCTCAAGCTCTTATTTCAGATACAGGTGCTCAATGAATACATACAGGTGCTACCAGACCTAGAGGGAGTAATGGTCATTGTTGGCCCAGTCGGTCGTGCATAGTACCTGTAAACCCATATAACCACTAGACTTTTATATACACTATCGAGAACCCCAGCAAGGGGCCGGGCGCCAGCCTTTTCTTTTAAGCCAAAGGCTTTGCCTTTTATTTTATAATTACGAGTCCTATGGCAACTACAAAGGTTAGAAAAGCAGCAGATAATATACCAATCAGTAGGAAATACAAGATCATAGAGGACTATCTAGATTCTTCTATGTCTGTTGCTACTTTAGCAGAAAAGTATAATTCTACTCCAGGGGCTATAGAGAATGTCATCCGTAGACACTATCAGTCCCTGCAGAACGTAAGAGAGACTAGAGTACTCATCTCATCTCAGAGTGCAGCAGGGCTAAAGGTTGCTACTTCCTCCTACTTGAACCCAGATAAGATCAATGAACAGTTTCTAGAGAAGCTATCAGAACCTGATAGCCTATACCTTACAGACAGTGAGATGGTATTTGCTGAGTTATTTAACTTTAATGGAGATGAGATACAAGCACTAGAGGAAGCTAAGTTAAATGGGGGGCTTCATAAGCCTAAAGAGAAAAAAGATAGAGAGGAATACTATTCTGCTTTAAAGCTCAGAGCCTTCTACCTTAGAAGGAAACCTAATGTAGTTAGATATCTTGAAGAGATCCAGAAAGAAAAGCTAAAGACCATTGTAGAGGGTAAAGGATTCATTCAATCTCAACTCCTATCAATCATGGAGAAGGTTAAGAACCTAGATAGTGAAAGAGCTGCTATGACACACCTTAAGTGTATTGAGCAACTTGGAAGAACTCTAGGGGCTTTCGAAGAGAACATAAACATTACTGGCCTTGATGGTGACTTAGCAATAGATAGAATCCTACAGAAGGCTAAAGATGCTAAAGCTACTGTAATAGAACAAGAGACTGAAGACTAGTATGGCAACACTTACCCAACAGCAGTTCGAGGACCTAATAGAACTATGGCACCATGATAATGTACTGGGCATAGAGAGTCTTTTTGATATATCTCTCACCAATCAGCAGAAGGAGTTAGTTAAACTAGCCTCTAACCAAGCAGCACGTGTAGCTGTATCTTCTTGTACAGGATCTGGTAAGACTGCAGTACTCTGTATGATGGTACTTCTTTATCTTATCGTTCTACCAGACTGCAGGATTCTTATTACTGCTCCTACATCTAACCATCTTGAGCGTGTCTTTAGGAATGAACTGGAGAAGTGGTATCGTAGAATGCCCCCACAGTTCCAAGATATGTTTGATCTTACCTTAAGGAAGATAGAATATAAAGCTAAATCTTATGTGCAGTTTGCATCTTTAGTTACAGCATCTGCTGAGAACCGAGAGGCCCTAGCAGGTGGACATGCGAGTAACTATATCATAGTAGGAGATGAAGCATCTGGTATCAATGAGGAAGCCTTTGATGTTCTGCTAGGAACTCTCAGCACTGGTGAGGGTGGTAGGTTCATCTTAGTATCAAACCCTGTCAGATCTTCTGGTAGGTTCTTTGAGATCTTTAATAGAGAATTAGGATCTTGGAAGAAGTTATACTTCTCAGCTTTCGACTCACCGAATGTTAATAAAGAGTGGGTACAGGAGATGGAGGATACCTACGGGGCTGATTCTGACTTCTATAGGATGCGAGTCTTAGGTCAATTCCCCCGTGTAGGTGTCTCACAGTTCATCTCTGCAGACACAGTAGAGGATGCTGTGAGGAACACACTGGACTTCCGTGCATATAATAACTTTCCAAAGATTATGGGAGTCGATGTAGCTAGATTTGGAGATGACTTAACTGTATTTGTAGTGAGACAAGGCCCTAAGATGGTAGACTTTAGAACCTATAAGGGGCTAGATACTATGGAGGTATCTACAAAAATAGCAGAGTATCAAGCAATGCAGAGATGTGCTGGTATTTATATTGACTCTATTGGCGTAGGCGCTGGTGTAGCAGACAGATGCAGACAACTTAAGCTTCCTATTAGGGATGTTGTTGTATCAAATAAGTCTACAGAACCTGATGTGTATTGTAACTTAAGATCCCAATTGTGGGGTAAGATGAGAGAATGGTTGGATAATGGGGCTGATATCCCTAGAGAAGCTACAGAGAAAGAGACTAACCTAGCTGCTCAACTTACATCAATGGAATATGGTTACAACAATAAGAGTCAAATACAACTTCTATCTAAGAAGGACTTAAAGCGCTTAGGCTATCCATCACCAGATATAGCTGATGCTTTAAGTTACACCTTCTTAGAATCTATTAGAGATATGAAACCACGAAGAACTGTTAAAAGAGAAGTAAAGAAGAGTAGAATCCTATGGGCATAGAGATTAGCTAAGGAGATTATTAGATGGACCCTTTGCACAACAGACCTGCAGTCCTTGTTGTCTCTGCTGATAAGGCTGAAGACACCTACGAAGAACTACAGAGAGCGTATCGACCAGACTACGAGGAAGACATAGAAGAAGAAAAGCATCAGTATTCTTCCTTAGCTACTTATATTACAGAGATCTATCAGGAGAACAAGGACATTAGAAGTTCCTCTGGTATTGAAGAGAAAATGCTGCAGTCCCTTAGAGCTTATAATGGTCACTATGATCCAGGTGATTTAGCTCTAATAAAAGAACAGGGTGGAAGTTCTATCTTTATGAACCTCACACCTACCAAGTGTAGGGCAGCTATGTCATGGTTACGTGACATCATGATGCCAGCAAAAGAGAATGCTTGGGGATTATACCCAACTACAGTCCCCGAACTTCCTGAAGAGATTAGAATGCAGGTACAGGAGCACATCAATACTCTTGTACAGGAGGGGCAAGTAGAACCTCCGACTGATGGAAATCCACAGAAGCCTCAAGCCCTTGGAGCAGCTCAAAAGATTCAAGAAGTAAATCAACTAAAGAGAGATATCGAGGATGCCTTTCAGGATGAGATCTATAAGGTAGCTCTTGGTGAGATAAAGAAATATGAAAGGATTATAGAAGATCAGCTTCAAGAAGGTCAATGGGAAAAAGCTTTCTCAGATTTCATTGAAGACTTCTGTGTATTCCCTGTAGCTGTTATGAAGGCTCCAGTAATATCTAAGAGAAAAAAACTCTCTTACTTAAATGGAGAGATACAGGAATCTGAAGACTTTGTCTTTCTAAACCAGAGAGTATCTCCATTAGACATCTACCCATCAGCATCAGCCACCCATATAAATGATGGTAACTTATGTGAGCATCTTAGATTTGATAGAAAGACTCTTTATAATTTTATTGGTGTAAAGAATTATAAAGAAGATAACATCAGAAAAGTTCTAGAGTTACATAAAGATGGCTATCTTGGTGGAGAATTAAATAATACTATTGAGAGTGATAAGGTAGACGAAGAGTACAGAGGGGATACTTTTAGAGCTTCTAAGGGTATTATCCATGGGGTTCACTTCTTTGGTAGTATTCCTTGGTCTTATCTTAGTGATTGGGGTTTCTCTCCAGAAAAAATAGGAACAGATGAGGATAGGGAGTTTGAAGTAGAGGCTATTTTAGCAGGGGGAGAAGTAATTAAGTGTGTACTTAATGAAGATCCTCTACTACGAAGACCCTATTATAAAGCATCCTGGCAGAATATCCCCGGATCTTGGTGGGGAAGATCCCTGCCAGAACTAATGCGTGACATTCAGAGGATGTGTAATGCTACTGCAAGGGCATTAGCTAATAATCTAGCACTTGCAAGTGGCCCTCAGATAGAGGTATATACTGATAGGCTAGCAGATGATAGCTCTGTAGATGATATTACACCATTCCATGTATGGCAGGTAACTTCAGACCCTTCAGGGGCTGGTGGAAGGGCTATCCAATTCTGGCAACCAACCTCTAATGCACAGGAATTGCTAGCAGTTTATGATAGATTTGAGTTAAGAGCTGATGATGCGACTGGTATTCCACGGTATGCCTACGGAAATGACCAGACAGGGGCAGCAGCTCAGACAGCATCAGGTCTTTCTATGCTATTAGAGTCAGCATCTAAAGGAATTAAGGATGCTGTAAGGAATATAGACTTTGGTGTAATAAAACCACGTATTGAGTACCAATTCTACTGGAATATTATTAGTGATGATGCAATAGATTTCACTGGAGATGTCAATGTAGTACCTAAAGGCTCAGAGATACTAACCATGAAGGGTGCTAGTGAGATGAGAAGGAATGAATTCCTTCAGATTCTAGCTAATCCAACCTATATGGGTATAGTTGGAGAGGAAGGTCTAGCAGACATCTTAAGAGAGATGGCTAAGTCTCTTGGACTTGGTAATAATATTGTACCTTCTCGTATAGTACTCAAGAAGAAACAAGAAGAAGCTAAAGCCATGCAGCAGCAGCAGATGCAAATGCAAGCAGATGCAGATAATCAGAAGGCATCTACAGGGCTACAGGCAACTCAGATGCAGGTAGAGGGACAGATGGCTATGCATCAGCAGACTCAGCAGCTAAAGGCTGAAGAGATTCAAGCTAAGATGGCAGATAAAGAAAAAGATAGGCAGTTAAGATTTATTGAACTTCAAGAAAGACAAAAGGAGGCAATAGGTAAACAGACAGCAGACTTACAAAAGCAACAGATGATTGAAGTAAATAAGGATGCTCAAGTTAACAAACAGGTAGCCCTCAGTCTGAAGAATGGGGACAAGATGAATCAACAATGAATCTAACAGCAGAGGATAGAGATAAGTTAAAAGGTTATGGCAACTATACTTTAAGAAGAGTATTGAGTACAGAGCTAGAAAAGATTAAGACTGATCTTTTAGTTTATAAGAGAGAGAACAAAGACTACGATTTAGTATTAAAAGGTAAAGGCGCTTTTATCAAAGAACTTTTAGACTTACTAGGTGACTAGTATAAACTTCAATCTGTGATTGTACATCTCCTTTTTGGCCAAAGGAACCATGATCACAACACACTGGAGAAACATGGTAATGACTCTTGAAAGAATTAAAGCAGAAGAAGAAGCATTAGAGAAGGAAATGTTTGGTGATCAGACTACTGAAGAGGAAGTCTCCACTGAGCAGCAAGAAGAAGCTCCGCAGGAATCTGAAGTTATCGAGCAGGAACTAAGTCCAGAAGAGGAATCCTATAAGAAACGCTATAGCTCCTTTAAAGCTTCTGCAGATAAAACAATCTATAACCTTAGAAGGGAAATAGCATCTTTTAGAGTTGCTAACTCAGAACTACAGAACCAGATAGATAACCTATCACTTAAGTTAGCTCAACTTACATCAACCTCTAATGATCCATTGAAGGATATTATCACCGATGATGACGTGATTAATATCGGTGAAGAAGCAATTGATGTAATTAAGAGAGTAACTAAGCAAGCAAGTGAAGCTTCTACTGCCCCTCTGCAGGATGAGATTAAAAAGCTCAAGATGGAGAAGATCCAGGAGCAGAAGCGATTAGCTGAGGAGCGTCATAAGGTAGCCTACAATCGCTTTCTAATTAACCTTGAAGAGATTGTGCCAGACTATGCTACTATCAACTTAGATAGTAAGTTTAAAGAATTCATGGAAGGGTACGATGAGCTTACAGGGGAAAGTAGACTAGCATCATTTAGGCAGGCTGAAGAATACTTAGATGCCCAGAGG